TACCTTGCACATAATATCGTGACACTCGACGGGATATAACTTTCTTCCCTTTGCACCTTTGAATTTATCTATAGTAAACTTAAATAGGTTGACCAACGGATCAGCACCTGATGCCCTGCCACCCATAACTTTCAACCTTGCACCCGCAGGTCTTATCTTCGATACATCCCACGATGGTATCATTCCTGAATAGAGCAGTGCAACAAGTTCACGATATGCTTTTGCCCATCCTGCTTTGCTATCATCAACAACAATAACAACATCAGACTCCTGCATGTTTTCACTGACAACAGGTAGCTTATCCACATTCTCTCTTTCCACAGAGAAACCTACACCTGTGCCACACATGAGAATATACATAGCTTCGTCGAAACTACGAGGACTATCCACAGGTAGATAACTACAATTGTAACCACACACATTATCTCTTTTCAATGCAGGTCCTGCTGTCATCATAGCTCTCATAGATGGCATGACACTTAAGTTGAGTATATGTTCTTGTATAATCTCTTTATCAACTTTATCCATCTTATAGTTGTGCTTTTCTAAAAGAGCTTCTTCCATAAAATTCACATATCTTGAGACTGTTTCATCCCAGTTCTCTCTTCTTCCTTCTTCTTCAAGCCAACGTGCATACCTTGATTTATGTATGAACTCTTGGTATGAAGTTGGTAGCATATTAGACGCCATTATACTCTTCTCCTGTAACTGTTTCAATTAAACGGTTTAAATACCACTTCGCCTTTTCTAAATCTTCTGTACCATTCTTATACTTATATCTACATATGTATTTTAAAATGTTACCTTGAAGATAACTTTCAAATCCATCTCCAGTGACAGATTGAATTATGTCTATTGTTTCTATGCCTGCTTTGTTGTAATGAGCAGGACTGTTTACCATATCTATATTTTGTTTTTCTTCTTCTAATCTTTTTAACATATATTCATAGTACCTTATCAATGTTTACTACCAAAATCAACTTTGATTATATTATCTTTGTATTCTATCTTTTCACCTGTTTCATCAAGTATCTCGCCAAACATTCGCTTAGTTGAATAATTGAAAGCAACCTCAGACATACCAAAATTAAATAACTCTTCAGGCTTACCTGTTATCAAACCAACAAGTCCTTCATGTATAACAGATGCTACAGAATGGTCAAGCTCACTTTCATATTTTTTTCCAGTTGTATCGTAGGCGTTCATTTTAAATTTATCATCGCCTACATCTTCCAGTATGATATAGTAATAGTTTTTTTGCAGATTCATCTGCTCCATAAATTTTTTTATGTCCTTATCTTTATCTTTCATTTTTTAAACCACTCCGCAGGTATTGTTTTTTCTGCCCAACGAAAATTGTGCTTGTTGCACCAATCAGCGTAGGTTGTTCTACTACCTTTGTAGATCTTGTTTCGTGCATTCATAAAGACAAATCGTATGTCCAAATTTTTGTGTTGTTCTTTCACGAGAGCCATCTTAACTCTGTCTGCCTTATCTAGATGACCCTTTGCTTCTATGTAGATATCACTTTCGATTATATAGAAATCAGGTGTATACGTTCGAGGTTTTGGTACGTAGATAAACTTCTTTGATTCATACTCAAACTTAACTTTGTGTTCAGCCAAGCCTTTTGCGAGATGCAACTCGAAGTTGGATCTGTATTTTGATCTTCTCATATTGGTATCTTCAATCCTAACGATTGTATTCGTTTGTTTATGTACCCTGCCAGTTTGAGGGATTGTTTTTCTATTGTAATAAGTTCGTTTGTTATAGGGTATATCGGCAGGCATATTATCTTACCCTGACCCAAAACATAGTGTATAGTTTGAAATTCATTTTCTACCTTCATTATGTCTCGTTGTTCGGTGGAAGAGGTGAGAGAGCCATTCTTTGAAAAGTTTTCACGAAGGGTAAGGGGGATACCTCTTTCGTGTTGGCGTAAAAAAACAATGTCTCTCCCACCCCCAGTCTCCGTATGGGAGTCTATATAAACGTGGTACAAGTCCTCGTTCAATTCCATAAGATCTTTTTGATATTCACGAACATATATAATTGACATTACAATGCTTTCTTTTTCAATCTAGAATACCACGCTTGTGGTGGCTGTTTAGCTTTCGATGTTATTCTGTCATGCAACACGGCATCTTTCCAACAGTGTGCTTTGAACCCACACATAGTACAAGGCTTGGGCAGTAGTTTGTTTCCTGTCCTGACCTCTTGCCCATCCTGCTTGTACGTTTCAAATATATCTTTGAAGGGTACTTTAAATTCAAAAGAGTCATCTGTAAGTATCTTAACTCTTCTCTCGGCATCTTCTAAATATTCTTTTCTATCATCAGCTTGCCAATCAGGTGCTTCAACTATAGCTACCTCACCACTTGATTTGTTCACAACAATCCACCCACCAAAGGGCAAACCCGTTGCTTCTCCATATAGATGTCCTTGCATTATATATCCAAATGGATCATCTTCTTTTATTTTATCGTACCCACCGAACCCTGTGTATTTAAATTTGAATGCCCACTCACTAGCAGACTTTACATCCCAAACCTTTTCTTGTCCTAATTCATCTCGTATTATTAAATCTAATGTGCCAGTCACTTTTGTATCGCCTATCTTGACACTGACCTGCTTTTGTTTCTCTACAATATCAACGCCTGCTTGTTCAAGAACAAGTACAGCTATGGACTCTACAAGATCTCCAAACAGAAATCTAAATAGCATGTTGTATTGTACTTCTTGCTCTATACCTTTTTTCTCAAGGAGTTGTTGACAGATAGGTCTACCAAGACCCGACATTCGGATCTTGTATTCTCGTTGTTTATTTAGCTGAGTGACAACAGAGTCTCTGCAGGAATCAGCAAAGTCTGTAACGTCTTCAGGGGGAATAGAAACTTCCCCCTTACTAGCTCGTTCCATATAGTCTTGGATTTTAAACAGCAACAGCATTGAAATCGTCTGCTAGACTGTCTTCGTCAGTGTTGTTAACTAACTTAACAGACTCTCTACTCTGTTCAAGCACGTTTTGGTTGTGTGCCTTTACAGTATCTGCAAACTTTTTCATTAAGGCTTTATCTTCCTCAGATATTGTTGTTTCACTATCAAGAGTAGGCACAGGTATCCAATACTGGACTGAGCCTTTCTTTTGCTTGGCAGTTCCTAAAGATATGTTGCATTTCTGCATAATCTTTTTCTGCTTGGTAAGACTATCAATAAAATTTCTGATAGGTACAAACCCTGACCTCTTGAAGTAAGCGACGACTGGATGGTTGTCTACTCTGACAGCTTCACCATTACCTTTCTTAAAATCACCTGAAATCACAGAGTACAATACTTGATTGCAAACTGCGGAACGTGATCTTAATTTTGTTGGATCATCATCCTTAAGTCTTTCTTCATCTTCTGCAGATAGGCGACCACACTTATTGCCACCCTCTGTATCAGGAAAGTCGCCCGACAATGAAGGTTTCTGTACAGATTTACAAGAAAAAGAATTTTGATCGGGATCAAACACACTCCACTCAAACGTTCTTAGTATTGGTCTGAGTATGACGGTCTTAGCGTAAATCATCTCACCTTCATACATCATCTTCCAATCGCCACGAGTAAGTGTCTTACCGTCTTCCGTTTCGACATCGTAGTTGATGTTTATTCTTGATAAACCTTGAGATACTTTCGGTGCTTTTCCTTGTCCAGAAAGTTGCATAAAAGCATCTGTGTCGTCACTGTCAAAAGAACTTACGATGTTGTCCATTTCGTCAGTCATAGTTTGTAAATTATTATCCATAAAATTTTCCTTTTTCTGTTTATTTAAGGTTAACGTAATTGGAGGTTACAAATTAACTTCAGATAAGTCAAGCCAATTATTACCTATTTTTAATTCAATGCCTACTGGCATGTCATATTCTATGCCATACCTACGTTTCGTCTCACTTGGTAAACACAACATTGCTTCAGATAAAACATCGATGCACTGCTGTTCTTCACTCGGATGAACATCAAGAACAATTGAATCGTGTACTGTGTTGCAAATCACAGACTTCATCTGTAGCTTTCTCATCTGTTCATCTAGCCTAACTAACGCAATAGGCAGTAGATCAGCCGTAGCAAACCCCTGAACAGGGTAATTGCATATAGCGGTACGATTGGTAGCTGAACCCCACTCTGTCCATCTAGCGTCAGGAAATGAGTATTCACGCCCTGATGGTAGTTTTATGATCTTTGTGGATACAGCCTGCTTTTCAAGCTCTTTGTGCCACTCACTTACCTGTTCATACTTCTCTTTAAACTTCTGATAGTATGCTTGCTGATTCCGTGTGCCACTCACACCGCCATATAGCGGTTTGAATGTGTGTGCCTTTGCTTCCTGTCTAGAGCAGCCTATGATAGATGCCGTATAATTATGCACATCTGTACCTTTTATTACATCTTTATATACTTGTTCGTCTTTAGCAAGAAAGCCTGCCACTCTAAATTCAAGTTGAGAATAGTCACCCTCAAGTATCTTGCCACCCTCAAACCTGCTTTCAACAACCTTGCGTATGGCAAATGTTGAACCACGTGGCATGTTTTGAAAGTTGGGATTGCGACTGGATAGCCTACCCGTAGCTGTCACACATTGCATGAACTCAGGATGGATGAAGTCATTCTCGTCTACATTGTTTTTCATTCCCTCTACAAATGTAGATAGATAAGTACGTAAAGCATTGTATCGAACGTAGGCTTCACAAAACTCACGTGCATCGCCACTCAATTCAGATAGCCTATCCTCTAATGTTACCTTATCTGTTTTGAAACCTGCTGATGCCGTATCACGTGTTGTACGTGGTATGAGTTTGAACCCTGCCACCTCACCAGTAGATGTATAGACTACACCTTTGCCCACACAAGTCTTGCATATTCGTTTGGCTTTACCTGCACTGCCATCTTTTTTGAGAGGTGTTATTCTTCCTGATCCACGACAAGTTTCACATTGACGACCTATTGTTTTGTAAACAATGTCAGTCATCTGTCTCACGTACCTTACGAAGTCTTTGTTTTTCATACGTGTTTTCATCTTTGGTTTGATCGTGTTGCCACGCATCTCATGTCCAAGATTAAATGTCAGCGACCACAACGATTTGTCTTTTACTTTTCTTGAGTAAAGCAACACACTTTTATCATCAGGACTAGCAAGATTGATTGGTGTATCGCCCATAGCATTCTTGGCTAGTCTGTTCAGCTTAGTTTCCAACAAGGACATCTCATCCATGTATTGCTTTTCTATCTGATCAAGAGTTGCTTTGTTAATTTTTAGTCCGTTTGATTCTATCCTAGATAGAACGTTCGTCATTTCAAATGACAGTTTGAGAGTTTGTTTCATATATTTCCTCGAATGTTAAGCCAAAGGCTTCTAGTTGTTTTAATGCAACCTCTTCAGTTGCGACTACATCGGCAATGCCGTATTCTTCTACTATCTGTGCAGGAATCTCATAGAACGTTTTGCCTTCCTTTATGTACGGTGCGACTAAGTCCTTTTCTTTTTGAGTAACCTTGTATCGTTTTGCAAGAGCATCAAGTGATAAAGACCAACGCCTTCCCTTTGACCTAATGTATTCTGCAACCATCGTGTCATACAAAACTCCGTCGTATTTGAATCCACATGAACGCAGCCACATTATATCAAACTTTATGTTCTGTCCAACAAGAATGTCAGCCATGTTCAAGTCACTCTGTATTCGATTGACATTTTGTGAGTTGTACCACGTGTCTTTATCTTTGTGATAAAAAAATTCATAGTTAACATCTTGGTTAAACAACCACTTCCAACCCACTGATACTAAACGATTATTGAAGTAGGGCAACGCTGTTGTACCCCCGCCTTGCTTATCTCGATGAGTTGTTTCTACATCTAAAGTTAACACGTTCATTAATAATATACTCCCCTTTCAACATCTATTTGGGCATTGATCATACCATGCCACCCGTTAATTTTATTTTTAGAAATACAAATGTGCCTGACGATGTTGTCAACCTCACTTGAACCAGTCTTGCCTATACCGATAATAATGTCAGCTTCTCCTGCCTTTCCTGTCTTGGAATTGTCAAGCATTGCATAGTCAATAAATTGACGGTCATGGGCATCATAGCTTGCTTGACTAACTGCCCAAACAAGACACAGATTTCTTTTAGCTATTTCTCTTGCAGATACGTAAGTTTCTTTTAGTCGCTCATCTCCACGATTGTATTCTCCTTTTATTCTGAACTTGTCTAGTTGATCACAGAACATAACATCAGGCTTATTTAGCTTGGCGTACTCATCAACCTCTTCGATTGAAGTACCCACACAGTCTATTATAGTTAGATAAGGCTCGATCTCTGCAACGTATCTATCCCTTA